TGTCTTTTAAGCTTACGTCTAATATGGATTTAGGTGCGCGTGAACCTATACCTGATTATGATCATATTGAGGATTATACCAAATATCTAAGGGTTGTGAGTGACCGTTTGAATGACGAGTTTGACAGCCTTAAACTAATACTAGAGTCGTCGTTGCCATTAGGCAAGCTACAAAAGAAACGCTACGACAAATTGCAAAACCTTACTTCAAAGTTGAATATTTACCTGCACAATGTTGAAAAGGATGAACCTAATGAGTACGTGTTCGATTTTTGGGACAACAGTAATGGTTATAATCAGGTAGAGTTTAGACCGGTGCTCATAGGTAATTTTGCTATGGATCACTTGTTTAAGTATGGTGTCAACGTACTGTTGATGAGCGCGACTATACTAGACAAGCAGTTATTTTGTGAGTCTGTAGGGTTGGACCCGGATGAGGCCAAATATATAGTTACCCCGAGTACCTTCCCAGCTACAAATCGGCAGATAGTGAAGAAGTATGCTGGTAAGATGTCGTTTAAGCATATTTCTAATACCCTTCCAATTATGGCTCAGAGCATATGTGATATTCTTGATAGGCATAAGGGTTATAAGGGTATTGTACAGACGCACAGTGAAAAGATTGCCAACTTTATAAAAGAGAATGTGCACGACCCACGGTTGACATTCAATAAAGACTACCCGAGACCTGAGGGTATGCTGGAAGTTCACCGGGATAAGTATGGGAGCTTTATAGTAGCTAGTGGACTCCGTGAGGGTCTGGATCTTTATGGGGATCTTAGCAAGGTTCAGATATTTTGTAAGGTGCCTTATCCATCTTTAGGGGACAAGCGTGTGCGGCGTAGAAACGAATTAGACCCTGATTGGTATGGGTATATGACCACGCTTATGTGGGTGCAAGCTTTAGGTAGATCAGTGCGTAGTGATCGGGATAAGGCGGTTACGTATTTACTCGATAGTAACTTTGGGTATTTCTATAGTAAGAACAAACGGTTTATACCCGATTATATAAAAGCGGCTATTAGATGAGTGCTGTGATGGAGCGTTCAGTTGGTGGTGCGTATACGTTGTATACCGGTGACTCTGTGCAGGTGTTGGGTGATTTGATCGAACCCGAGTCTGTGGATCTTATATTGACGTCGCCGCCATACAATGTGGGTATTCCCTATGACGTCTATAAAGATCGTATGGGTTGGGATGAATACTATGAACGGGTAGACAGCTGGCTACGGGGTTGTTATCGGGTGTTGAAGCCCGATGGTCGGCTATTGTTAATGCATTATTTCTCTCTAGGTAGTACCGGGCACGGTAAGTCGTACCCACTTATGCATATCAATGAAATGTGTGTATCGATGGGATTCAATCACCACGCTGTTATATTCTGGGAGGACACGACAGTGAGTAACTGCACTGCGTGGGGTAGTTGGTTGAAGTCATCGGCACCTTATATCAATTCACCTTATGAGGGCATACTTGTGATGTACAAGGGTGCGTTTTGGAAGCGTGTGACTACGGGCACAACCGACATGAGTAAAGCGGAGTTTATAGAGGGTTGTCGCGGTGTGTGGAAAAGCGCGCCTGTGAAAAACAAGGGTAAGGATGATTGCCCGGCACCGTTTCCCATTTCTCTAGCTGATAGGGCTGTAAGGTTATTTTCATTTGAGGGTAACACGGTTTTAGATCCTTTCTCTGGGAGCGGTACTACTGTAGCTGCAGCCGTAGCAGCCGGGCGGTATGGTATTGGAATCGAGTTGAGTGATACATACAATGACACTGCGAATGATCGGGTTTATGAAGTCTATAAGGGGTTATAGTTGTGGCTAAGAAACGACTTGATCGAGAGCTTGATAATATTGAGAGTATGCGTGCAACATTAGAACGCATTGATGAGTTACGGGAGGGTGCTGACCTCAATCGTTGGGAGCGAGACTTTCTTGATAGCATTGCCGAGGTAGTATCAGGTGGCAATCAGTTGTCAGTTGGCCAAGAGGATAAGCTATCTGAAATCGAGGACGAAGCTGAGAACGGTCGGGATTACCTAGATGTTTACGGAGACGGTAATGGATAATAGAAAGGTTTCGTTTTCGTTGGACTCGCCCAGATATCGGTTGGTTGAGTTCGCTGCTAACCTCAGGGGTCTTAGTGTACCTCAATACGTACGTATGAAAGTATTGGATAGTTTGAATCAGTCGCCACCGAGAAGTGTGGCAGCTGAAATGGCTGAATTGATAGTCGAGTTGCGTGAGATCCGTGACACCGTTAAAATACCCTTGGATTCGCAGAAAACAGGCGGTTAGCTCAGTAAATAGAGCGGGGTGGTGTTCACAGTCACTTACATAGGGTATCGTGGCAACACGGTGCGAATATTGGGCTAATCGGGGGTATTGTGTGAGGCCCTTAGCTATGAAAAACAACGGCATTTTGTATATTGGAATAGACAATGGAGTTACCGGATCAATTGGTATAATCAACCATAGTGAGTCCGATAGTTGGACCTATTTCTCAAAGGTGCCGGTATTCACACAACAGAGCTATACAAGGAAGAAAGCACAGATCACTAGGATAAACGTGCCAGCCTTACGTGAGATACTCAGCGATTATGGTGGTATGGGGACGGTTGTTATTGAGCGCCCGTTCAACAACCCCAAGGGCTTTAAGGCGACTATTAGTGGTATGCGCTCTTTGGAAGCTACTTTGATAGTCGTTGAGGAACTTGGTTTATCATATCAGTATACCGATTCAAGACACTGGCAAAAGGCTTTGTTACCTACTGGATGTAAGGGTACCGCTGAATTGAAAGCGGCGTCTATGGATGTTGGTATTCGGATGTTTCCCGAGTGGTCTCAAGACATTACAAAGCACAAAGATGCTGATTCACTGTTGATAGCTTAATGGGCACGTAGGGAGAACCTGTGAAAAGCCTTTCTAAAATCAGGACATATAACCACATATACGTAGACGCTATGAACCTTTGTGCTAGAGATTACTATGGGATACCGGGTAACGATTCAAAGGGCAGGCCCACCGGCATGCTATTTGGTACCATGCGGTTTGTCACAACGTGTAGACGGTTGTATAAGCACGCTGATATTATATTTCTGTGGGAAGGTCGTAATTCATGGAGAAAGTCTGAGTATCCCTATTATAAGGCTAGTAGACGTAAGCGGTATAGTAACGACGACACTGGGTTTAGGGATAGTTTACTAGATGTACAACAAGCGTTGTCGCTTGCTGGTATATTACAAGAAAGCTGGGAAACGTTGGAAGCAGACGATTTAGCAGCAAAGTATTCGTACGACCGATTAGGTGACGATGTGTTGTTGTTAGTTAGTACCGATCACGATTGGTATACGTTTGTGAACGATTACGTTGACCTTATGCAGGGCAGCATTATACGTACGCGTGAATCGATAGAGCAAGAACTTGGATATACCTGCGATAAGGTGCCTTTGTATAAGACACTCAAAGGCGACAAGAGTGATGAGGTGCCGGGTGTCTATCGGTTTCCTGTTAAGTTGGCTTTACGTCTAGTAAATGAGGTGTCTGATTATGAGCACATGTTGGGTAAGTTGGTAGAGTGGGGAGAGGAGAAATGGGCAGACAGCTTGAAGGTACAAAAATCTAGGTTAGCCGAGAATGCTGGTATAGTGTATCCTTTGACGATAGAATACCCTATTGAGAGTAATGCAGGTGAGTACAACAAACAAGCACTTATAGACTTTTTGAAGTCGCGAGATATGTCGAAAGCAATTGAGCACGTTGGGGAGTGGATCTAATTATGATGGGCGAGGACATGATACCTTGTGACGATATTTTGGATACGTACGTTAATGCTGATTTGAATGTCAGGCAAGTAGTGAGCGACTTGCTATCTAATTCGGGGTCTGCTATATTGGCAAGCGTTATGCTAGGTGAGGGCACCGACGTTGGTTTGACTGCGTATTGTAACGGAGAAAACAGTCTGATTATGATAAGTACTATGATCAAATATATGATGCAACGATATGGGGAAGCATGGTTGGAACAATTAAAAAAGAATTATTAGATACCCCAAAATGTTCTAGTTGTAAGAAATTGTGTGAGCACGCGCATACTGTATGTATGGGTGGCGCTGGATCAGAGCATGCCGATATAATGATTATTGGTGAGGCACCGGGTAGAGATGAAGACAGATCAGGCATACCGTTTGTAGGTCAAGCCGGTCAGTTTTTACGTGAGGATATTCTACCGCAAGCAGGTTTGGACGAAGACGAGTTGTACTTTAGCAATGCTGCGAGGTGCAGGCCACCTAAAAATAGGACACCGAGCGCGAAGGAATTGCAGAACTGCAGGCATTATTTAGTAGACGAAATTGAAAGCGTGCAACCTAAGGTTATTATTGCTCTAGGTAACGCGCCTATGGCGTCGTTGTTGGGTATGATTTACAAACCTACTATTGATGCTACGGGTAAAAAGACATCTGAGGGAAAGGTGTCTGGTATAATGCGATGGCGGGGTAAAGAAGTCTGGAGTAGAGAGTTTGGTTGTTGGATTATACCAACGTTACATCCTTCATATGTTATACGTACACAACGTGCTGATGACTCTGATTATTACACTGATCTGTTTATAGAAGATCTGGCCAAGGCCGGGAGTTTGTTGGACCGTAAGCCCAAATATACGACGTGTAAATCTGTATGGGTTAGAAGCGCCCTTAAGGCTGAGGTGGTACTCAATCTTATGTGGGACGCGGGTACGTTTGCGTACGACATAGAAACTGGCGGCAGTGGCGCGGCGTGGAATAAACGTATAATCGGTTGTTCGTTTTCATGTAGCACAAAAGTTGGTTACTACATGACATGGGGTATGGTCAACCGTGTGTGGTCTAGTTACACACGGTTGATGAAGAGTGGTAAGCACACCAAGATTATGCATAACGGTGCGTACGAACTTAAGATTCACCGGGCTGTAAAGGTACCGTTAAACGATAGGTACTTTGATACTATGATAGCTGCTGCCATGGTAGACGAAAACTTTGGGAAGTCGTTGAAAGATTTAGCGTGGGTGCATACGGGATTTGGCGGTTATGATACTGACCTAGACATATACAAGGGTGAGCATCGCATACGCGAAGACTACAGTAAGATCCCCGATGAGGTGTTGGCACCTTATGGGGGGTATGATTCAGTTGCTACATATATTCTATGGAAGAAGTTCAAGGCAGTTTTGAAAGCAGAGAAAACTGAATCATTGTTTAATAAGATCGTTATGCCTGTACGCCGGGTGATGTCCGAGGCTGAATATTATGGTATGCGAGTTAATATTCCATACGCAGAGAATCTGCATACGGTTTGTACTGAGGCTATGGGTAAGATCGAAGAGACGGTTTACAACGAAGCCGGGGGCGAGTTTAATATCAATAGTAATGCTCAGTTGGCTAAGGTGTTGTTTAGTGATATGGGGTTGAAACCGTTAAAGGTCTCGAAGACAACAGGTAACCCTAGTGTAGACGCCGCTAGTATTGATTATATCGCCGATCAAGGTGGTGGTGCGATAGCCACGGCGCTGTCAAATCGTAACTATTTGAAGACTATGCTCGGTACTCATATAGCGCAGGCTATAAAGATGGTCGGACCCGATGGGCGCGTACATACGAATTATAATATGGCTATAGCTGTGACTGGACGTGCAAGTTGTAATTCTCCGAGCTTACATAATGTACCTAGAGACAGGTTGGTACGCGTGATATATATTGCCAGTGTCGGTCATGTATTGGTAGACGCTGATTTACGCAGTGCTGAATTAGCGTATCTCGCAGCGGCCAGCCTTGAAAAGGTATTCTTAGACGCGTTTGCACATGGTATGGACATCCACTTAGAAACGGCAAAGATTATATTTGGAGTGAAGCACCCGACCGAAGATCAGAGATCGTTTGCCAAGTCGACTAACTTTGCGCTTGTATATGGTATGACATCGCATGGTTTGAGCGTGAGACTGGGCGTTTCAATAGTAGAGGCTGAAGAGTTTATAGTGAACTACTTTGATAGGTTTCCTATGATTAGTGCTTTTATGGATGATATGTGTGCGCAGGCTACAGAGTATGGGTATGTGAAATCGTTGTTTAATCGTCGTAGACGTTTGCCGTTGGCACAGTCTGGTATGTATTGGGAAACCGAAAGGGCGCTCAGACAAGCTAGAAACTCACCAATTCAGTCTGGGGCGTCGGATTATACATATTTAGGTCTAGTTAGGTTGTCTAGATTACTAAAGCGTAATAATCTAAGAGCAAAGGTAGTTCATACCGTACATGATTGCGGTATTACTGATACCCCCGAGGCTGAGGTTGACCGTGTGAAAGCATTCAATGTTGAAGCTTTTGAGACTCCGGTGAAAGCTGTACCAGTTAAGATGCAAGTAGAAATCGGTGTAGGTAGAGCGTGGGGAGAGCATACCAAGACGTCTAGAGTAGAGGAAATATTGAAGTCAGTAGGACTAGTGCACAAAGTAGCATAGGGAGGCTATATGATATTAAAGTCTGAGAGATATGAAGAGCTTTTGAAATCGGTGATGCCCGATTCGTGGGGTAGGTTGGATTATGAAGGTAGATTGCTGTCTTTGAGAGCGGTGAGTATAAAGAAGCTCGATGGCAACGTACGGGTGTATTTTGATTCTAACCGGGAGCAGGCAGCCACGGGAAGTCGGTATGCACCTATAGGCGGCCCACCGTATAAGCTGTGGTCAAACGCCGGTTACCGGGTGATGACTCAGGTTGAGTTTATTAAGCCTATGCCAGATGATTATTATGGTCTGGTAGTTCCTGAGGAAGGCGTGGCTACGGGTGGTTTGGTCATTACGTGTGGACCTATAAAACCGGGGTTTAAGGGTATAGTTGAGTTTACTGTTTATATGTCGAACACCATGGAGATTCTAGATATGTGTACGGTTGCACAGCTTATGGTGTTTGGACCCGATGAAACTCCAGTGAAGAGAACGAAGTCACTCAAAGATCTCAAGCCCGTACCCCCGGAGGTTGTAGAGGGTATACCATCAGACCCGGATACCGCCGATGTACCTGATGTGGTCGACGCGGATGAGGCCATCGATGTAGAGGAGGTAGATGCGGATGAGACGGCGTAAGAAAAATCATATAGTAATATGTAGTGGGTGCGCCAATCTATTTTACCCCAAAGGTGGCGAACCGTTGTGTGTGGCTACTGCCGAGTTTCGGAGTGGGCCATTGAGAGACCGCATTGATGTGGTTGGTGTTACGAGTGCGCTTGTACGTAATGCTAAAAATGATTGTAAGCACCGTGAGTGTGTAAGTGTGATGGCGTACCGCTTGAAGAAATGGTTACTCTGGAGGGTCAACGATGGCCGATTCGAAAAAATCAGGACGGGCCGTATCGAAGACTATCCCATCGACGCGGAAAGTGAGAGTGGAACTCACCAAAGACGGGGTGACAAACCCGAAGTTAATCCCGAAGAAGAAGATTACGACTCCGAAACCCTCACGGACGAGGAAATCGATGAACTCATCGGAGAAACCGAAGGCGGCCTCGGCAAAGAAGAAACCCAGTCCGAAAGCGAAACCCCCGAAGCCGAAAATAGCGAAGGGTAATTTTTACACTATCAGCGGAGAGATTACTGTGAGTACGGTGGATCAGGCGCGAGTAGAAATTATAGATGGTGTGGGGTTGCCATACGAAACCAATGAACTATACATCGATGAAAATGAGTCGGTGTTCTATAAGGGTGCTATGCATATGACTTTGAATGGAAAGGTGGTGCTAGTGATTCTGACTGGTGGTGAGGTTGAGGTGTTGTGTAAACTTATGGGTGTGGATACAGTGGTTAAGAAATGAAATCATATGACATGACCAAGTATAGGGCACGTTCGAAGCGGTATGCGGATAACCGCAGGGAAGTTTCGGCGACTAAGACCAATGCACAATTTCCGGTTGAGGTTTGGAGTGGTATGTATGTACCCGTTGACGATATCAAGGAATCTGAGGTTATCGAGATACCTGAGCGCATGCGTGACTTTGCCGTACGTACTGTGATCGACGGGTACAAACCTGATTGGAAGTGGGCTGAGATATTTGGCGTAGGTCACACTGCTATAGGTAGGTGGCGGCGTGATGAGCGGGTGATACGTATACGTGCGTATATGCTTCATGACCGCCGTGGGTACAGGTTGGCTTTGGACGCTAATATGACTAGACTATTTTATGAGCGTCTAGTAGATATTCTGAACATACCTTTGACAGCTACCAATGCTCCCACGGTTTTGGCAGCGTTGAAGTTTGTACAGGATATGCGTACCGGTGAATCCGGTAATAATCATCCAAAACAGCTGAGCGACTTCTCGTATGGTACCAATGAGGGAGATCCTAACGAACCATCGGCGTAAGGCGGTGAACACGATGTCACGCCACAGCATATTGAGGCGTTGAAACAAGAGGCCGCGCTTGAGAAGGATGTAACCGAACATATTGTGGCTATGGAGAAGTTCTACGCTATGGATGTAGAAGTCGAGAGATGAGCCTAAAGCCTGTCGAGGAGCGCTGGAACTCCACTATAAGTGGGTTCGAAGCAAAAAATCATAATTCATACGAGGAGTCACGTGCGCTGACGTGGGTGCGTAAGTACCACCGAAACACACGCGGCGAACCCATGACCTTTAAGGATGCAGGCTTTCTGTTTCAACTCTATTGTCAGATCGGTGACACTTCGAATCTAGTAGTAGAGAAATCTGTACAGTGTGGGTTGTCAGAACTTTTTATAATTCAAAGTCACATAGAGGCCGGTGAGATGGGCTTGAGTGTGATGTACGTTTTGCCGAAGTACGAGATACGAAACCGCTTTGTAAACAACCGCATAGACAAGCTACACAAGACGATACCTAGATATAAACATCTAGTAGAGCAGTCACCGACAAACGTACATAGGGTAAGCCTTATGCATTTTGGTAAGGGCACGCTGATATACGTGGGAAGCAATGTCGGAGATGAATTTATCGAGGTTCCTATTGACTCTGCGTACGTCGATGAAAAGGATAGATGTAATCAAGGCAACCTTTTATATTTGCCGGATAGGTATACGGCGAGTCCCCATAGATTCCACCGTGAGATCAGTAACCCCACGATTGAAGGATTTGGTATCGATGAACGTTACTTAGAGAGTAGTCAGGGTGAGTGGGTTATACGGTGTGAGCACTGTGGGAAGTGGTTTGTACCTGATTTCTTTAAGCACGTTGTTAGGAAGACCGGAGAGAACGTATACGAGCCAATAGACCCAGAATATGTGCAGGGAGAGGGAAAAGAAATAAATCTATATCATACTTGTGGTAAACCCGTGGACCGATTAAAAGAAGGTAAATGGGTGCACAGGTATCCCAAACGTATATGGCAGGGTTACAGAGTAAGTAAGGTTTTTAGCAAGTTTACTACACTGTCCGCACTCTCGGAAAAGTGGCAGAAATCAACGGGCAATTCACTTAAGACACAAATATTCTTTAACTCTGACCTAGGTTTACCATATTCATCTGCAGGTGCTAAGATCACACACGAGTTGTTGGTAGACTGTATGCGCCCATATAAGTGGCCAGTGCGTAGAGTTGAGAAATCTAATATTAGGCTTATGGGTATAGACGTCGGACAGGTTTTGCATGTGATCTTACGTGAGCGTGTGCGAACTGATTATGGTGTGGTAATGCGGTTGGTATTGGCGCGGTCGGTGATGGGATTTCCAGAGGTGTCTAAGCTCATAGGTGAGTGGCGGCCTAAGCGGGTGGTTATTGACTCTATGCCTGAGATACACAAGGTTTCGAATCTTAAGGCTGAGTTTAAGGAGGTTTGGTCTAGTAGATTTCAAGAGCAGAATATTGAGATGCACGCCAATAAGAATGACAGAGAGGTGCGAATGAATCGTACGGCTTTGCTCGATGAGGTACAGGGTGGGTTTACCAATCAGGATCTAGAGTTACCTATGGGTGCGGATGTCATAGACAACGGTGATTATTTTAGTCATCTCAAAGCTTCGACACGGATATTAGAGGCTGATGAGGATAACCCAGAGAAGTCTAGGTATATATGGGCACATACTCAACCAGACCATTATTTCTTAGCTGAAGGGTATTGTATGCAGGCGGCTATGTTGCTACCTAGATATGATATGTTTGAGTATTACGAGGAAGCCGGTAAGCAAGCCAAGTCTGATTATGTGCGTCGAAGGATAAAGTCAGGTGATAGTATACCTGAGAAAGAGAAAATCGAAGACCTAAAGAGGATTACCCCGGAGGTACACCTTGCGGGTATACAATCTAATTTTGCATCTAAGACAGCTGTAAACCCCCCTGTTGACGACGACGAGATTTGGGCGCAATGTGAGAACATGCATAAGCGACAGGGGTATGTGGATATATATATGATATCTAAGATGACACAAGAGTCTGAAGACGATGTGGTGCGGTTGTTAAGGCGGCATGCGTTTGGCGAGTCGAAGATATCAGGGCAGTATATAAAGTAACGATATGCGTTGTCTTATATGCGAAGTGGATCTTCCTGACAGTGAGTTTTCAGATGGTGTACCTGTATGTAAGTGCTGCGATAGTAAGCTGTCAAAGCTTTATGGAGTTGATTATCAACCGCCAACTAAGCGCACCCCAACTATGGCGTGTATGGATTTGATCATTGCAATACGTAAGCGTGCTGTGAGAGAGGGTGCGTTGAAGTCATTTGAGGAGTATTGGTTGTACTCTTCACCATGGGTACAGATATGGGATATGATCATCGACGAGAAACGTAAACGAGATATGTCGAAATACAATAGGTGAGGTGAGTAAATGTGTGTACGAAGTAATGGGGATAAACTGTGTTTCCCCGTGAAGAGTGGGAAAGTGACCACTGGATTTTGGGATTTGAGACCATATAGTAAGCCTGTAGCGGAGCGTACTTACATACATAGAGCGTGGGATATAGCTAATTCCCACAATATCAATGCGCCGATAGTCGCGCCGGAGAACGGTAAGGTATTCTATCAACTTGTGGTACGGTGCCCACTAGACCGTGGTTTGAATCTTTACTGGCCGGATACCGGGGGCTGGTACATGTTTTCAAATTGGTTCTATGACACCATGGGCGCTGTGGCTGTGCTTATGGGTGAGTCCGGTCGGATTTATGCGTATGCTCATATCGACGCCAATGATATGTTTGATATCATGCGGACCTATTTGGGAATATCGTATGAGTGGGAGCGGTACGCGGAGAACTATAATAACTATACTAGGCTTATATGGACTGTGAACGATATGAAGTACGTGGACGCCGGTGATATGATTGGACGTATTGGAAACGC